ACAGGGTGGGAAAATGTCGACTTCTCTTGAAAATGCCGGAGCTGCGGGCAAAGGCAGCGGTTCAATTGAAGAGGATGCAGATGTTGGTATTCTTCTATCTAATCTAAGCGAAGGCGATGATAGAGCCGTATTAGTAACATTATTTAAAAATAGGTTTGGATATAAAGATGTCACTTATAAATACATATTAGATAATAGATTGAACTTTGTTCTAGAACAAAAAAGATGGATTGATACAAAAAATGACAAGAAAAAGCAGTAATTTACCAAAAAAGATAATACGAGTATTGCAATTTCTAAGTAGCTTAAATGTTAAAGAAGCATTTCAACTGCTACACGCAATAGTTTATTTATATAGAGAATATTATATAGTTACCAATATCAATCCAGTAGTCAAAGAATATATTGTAAATTTTGATTATAAGGATGAAAAGCTTATTAGTTGCAAAGTAAAATCTATTAAGGAAATTTTAGATATAGTTCAAGATATTAAGATATCAAGGAGTAGTTTTTTAGATGGATAAAGAACAAAAAGGTCTTAAATATGATACAAAGAAGCCGATGGTAGGGACTGTCGTTAATGTATTTCCTAATGCTCTAATGCAGCTAGGGGCGTGTATACAGTTTGGAACTACGAAATATCCAGACCCCAACAATTGGAAAAAAGTTGATAAGGCAGAACAAAGATATCAAGACGCTCTGATGAGGCATTTATGTAAGATGAATATGGGTATTGAGATAGACAATGAAACGGGATTACCTCACCTTACCCACGTAGCTTGGAATACACTTGCTATCTTGGAACTGTATTTAATGAAGCATCCAGAAGTTATGAAAGACTTATTAAAATAGTGGTACTATAGGGTGAAATATGGCAATAGAAATTACTGACGAATATATTAAAAAGAATAAAAAATTGATAACACGATACATATATAAGACTATTGGATATTATAAAATGCCAAAAGATACTTATGATGAAGCCTTTGCCGTATCTTGCGAAGCAATCTTGAAAGCCGCTAAGAAATTCAATCCTAATAAAAATACTAAATTCTCAACTTTTATGTATGATTATGTAAGGGCTTATCTATCAAAGTATATGAAAAGGAATTCGTTTTCCGTTTGTGTTCCTTACTATCTACTTGATGGCAAAGAGTCCTATAAAAAGCTACGGGAAGAAATAGAAACCGTGCCGCTAGACTTATTCTCAGAAACGATTACTATTAAGGATAAAGATACAATATCACAAATAGACCAAAAAATAGATAAAGAGATATTTGAGCATTATATAAGTCGTACCGCCAAGAAATTACTTAAGATTCAAAACAAGAGAACTGTAGATATGCTAAATTATAGAATAGATTTCAGTAATTTAACTTATAAACATAGTGCTACGGATACGGCTAAAAAATTCGATACTACAGTTCAAAATGTACGTCAGCGAGTTTTATTATTTATGAATAAGCTTGAAAAAGAATTAAAAAATAAAGGAGATATATAATATGGATAATGATTTAAAATGGGCAACTTTTAATTTTAAATTTAACTTGACATTGGATGAAGCTAGAGCGGTAATAGAAAAACCAAAATCGAAAGATGCCCAAAAATTAAAGAAATATTTTCAATCAATTTTACAATCCGCCTGTCAAAAATACCTAGAAAAACAGAATAAAGATGTTAAAAATTGTAAAGTTGATATGCCCAAGCGGTTGACATAATACTTAATATATATTATAATATAATTAGTATTATAAGTTTGGAGGATATAAAATGATAGTATATCAATTAGCAATAGACGGTATCGGTATATTGACCGACGAAGAGGGATATGAATTGTTCTTTGACAATTTAGAGCAAGCTCAAGGTTACGTTATTGATAACAAAATTAACTATGAAGGCTT